AAGGTTGTGGATAAGGGGTTGGTGGCTGCCATGTTAGGCAGCAGGGATAAAAAGAAATTTGAAGAGATGAGTAAAGAAATTTGGCCGCCTAGAACGAAGTTAGACATTAGTCAACGCCGTACCAGACTGTTAGATTGGGTGAAGTTCGCCAGATCGAATGGATTAGGGAGAGAAATGGAAGAGTTGTTGTATTCGACTTGTGAAGGTTGGGATTTGATCTTTGTTACCAATTTACTGGTAGGTCTTATCGTGTTTGGTAAGGACTGGCTTGAGCGTTGGCGCACCATTGGGGCTCTAGCTGGTGACTTAGAACATTTCACAATAGTTGCTAAGAAAGTCAGTGACCTGATTAAAACGGTCGGGCTGGACGATGAAAATTGGAGAGAATATCTAGAATGTGCAGTTTTGTCGGGTTATAGAAATCCGCCATATCCGGGTTTTGACCCTCTGGAAGAGGCTAAGGACTTGGCAAATGGGGGAGTTGAACACAACCTGTTTGGGTTTGGTTGGGAAGAGTTGGTTAAAGAGTTCTTACCTATGTCATATCACAAAGCTACCTACACTCCATTTGATGAATGGGTCAGCAGAGGTAAATGGTTAACGACTGGCAGTAGCTCTGTTGGCTATTTGTTTTTAGAAACAGCAGATGGGAAGAAAGTGAAGGTGAAATGTCGTAAGAACATGGTTTTGGATGTTATCGACGGCGACGTGTTGGCGGCTGACGCCAGGAGTTTCAAAGGACAGAAAAACTTTGTGATCATTAAATCAGAGTTGGGTAAAATTAGACTAGCGGTTACTGCGGATATAATGAATTATCTTAAGATGACTTGGGTTGTGGACTTGTTGGGTGGCGCTAATTATGATTGGCCTGGTAACACAAGTGAAGAGTCTTTCTCTGAACAGACCCAACGTTTAGGTAAAATGTTAGAACTGTGCGCCACCAAAATGGGTCTACCTTACGACTACAAAGGTTTTGATCATCAGCCAACGACTGAGGAGATTGTCACAATATACAAATACATATGCAAGCATGCTGTACTAAATGTGCCTGATGCTGAAGTATCCGATTATTGGAGTATCGCGCAGTCTACGATAGACAGTTTCTCACTTGCTACACTAGGCATTAAGCTTGACGGACTTGACGAAGAATTCGAGGTGACTGGTGGACTAATGTCTGGTCTGAGAGTAACAAGTATTGTTGGAAACGCTTGGAACAGTGTGATGACTGGTCTTGTACTGAAGATATTATCTGGGTGGGGTTTTGATACTAGAGGAATAGAAAGATACATTCGAGGCGCTGACAGCGCGATATTCGTTGACAATTATCCTACCGGTGTGGCGGTTAACTTAGCGTACGACGCTGTAGGCGCTGAGGCCGGTGTTGGGAAGTTTAGTTTGTTGAATCATCAGATGGAGTTCTTGCGGGTCTGGTTTTCAGATAGGTGCTACGGCTATCCAGCTCGTGCGTTACCCGGGTTAACCCAACGAAAGCCTTGGGCAAGTGACCCTTGGTCAGAAGACATGGTAATACGGGCATTGTACGAGACAATTCGAACATTGAGACGTAGATGTAGACGAAGGGATAACGATTTAGCAAAGGTATGGCGAGG